GATAATAAGTTTCTAGATGCTAGTATCATTGATGAGATAGAGAGGCTAAAAGAAACAGATGAACACTACTGGAGAATATACGGACTAGGAGAGAGAGGGTATAGCAAAGCAACTATCTTTAAATACTATGAGACTGACAATGTACCATCTGATGCAGAGTTTGTAAGTTATGGATTAGATTACGGATACACTAATGATCCTACAGCTATGGTAGGGGTTTGGAAGCGAGGCTATGACTTATACATAAAAGAATGTATCTACCAAACTATGATGACTGGAAGAGACATACACCAGAAGCTTAAAGAGCTAGGAGTAGAGAGAGACTTAATATATGCAGATTCAGCAGAGCCGAGACTAAATGAAGAGCTGAGAAGAATGGGCTGGAATATAAGACCTAGTGTAAAGGGTAAGGATTCTATTAATGCTGGAATAGACTTACTAAAGAGATTTAAAATAAACATCACTAAAGAGAGTCATAACGCTATACAAGAGTTTAGAGACTACAAGTGGTTAGAGGATAAAAGTGGAAAGCTAACCAATAAACCAGAGCCAAAGAATGATCACTTAATTGACAGTACGAGATACGCTTGTTACTCTATTATGAGTCAGCCTAACTTTGGTAAGTACGCAATCCGTTAAAACACATAAATTTTACGTTATATTATTATGAAGCTAAAACTAACAGTACCTAATGATTTAGGAGAGATAAAGCTATCAGACTACGTTAAGTATCTGAAAGTATTAGAAGTGAATGAAGATGATGCCTACAGCGATGTATTTGTGCATCAAAAAGTATTAGAGATATTTTGTGGAGTACCACTACTAGACGCAGTAGAATACAAGATGTCAGATGTTAGGAAAGTAGTAAACATAATCACAGCTACACTAAACAAACAGCCAGACTTAGTAAGGACTTTTAAACTAGGAGATACTGAATTTGGATTCATACCTAAACTAGATGATATGACCTTTGGGGAGTATGTGGATCTAGATAGTAACTTAGGAAACTGGGATAATATGTACAAAGCTATGGCTGTTCTATACAGACCTATAAAACAAAAGATAGGAGACAAGTATTTAATTGAAGAGTATAAAGGAGACTTGTATTATGATGCTATGCTACACACACCTATGGATGCAGTAGTAAGCTCAATGGTTTTTTTTTACAATTTAGGGAAAGAATTGTCGATAGCTATGACGAAATATTTGGAGGAGGAGGGGACTCTGGAGGGCTTGACTCCTTCTCAAACTTCAATAATAAATGGGGTTGGTATCAATCAATACAAGCACTTAGCGGATTTAATGTGATGAATATAGATAAGGTTACTAAGCTAAATATACATAAGTGTTTATATGCTTTAGCCTTTATGAAAGATAAAACAGACTTAGAGAGAAAGAATATAAAAAAGAATTTTAAATGATAGACAGCATTAACCATATATTAGGAACTTGTGGAGAAGCACACCCTAACATATTCTTACTTATAGCAATCACTATAGGAGCTTCATTAATTAAGTATAATAAAAAACCAGTAAAATGACAGCACTAACCCACAGAGGAGCTATAGCCTACTATGATGTAATGGATACCCTAAAGGATTTACTACTTACAGATGTAAACGTAAATACAGTAACCAGAGGAGACATCACACAAGTAAACCTAAATAAAGCAGAGATATTCCCACTGTCTCATATTATGCTAAACAACGTTACAGAGGATGGTCAGACTATGACCTTCAGCTTTAGTATACTAGCTATGGATGTAGTAGACATTAATAAAGAAGAGACTACTGATATATTTAGAGGGAACAACAATGAAATGGATGTGCTTAATACTCAATTAGCGGTACTGAATAAGTTTATACAAAAACTAAGAAAGGGTACTACTCATAGAGAAGGATATCAAGTAGAGGGTAGTGTAAGCCTAGATGCTTTTAAAGATAGGTTTGAGAATGAACTAGCTGGATGGAGTGCTACATTTTCTTTAGTGGTAATGAATAATATAGACATCTGTGAAAACTGATAACCTAAAAAAAGTATTAGGAGAGATTAGAGACCAAATAATAGAGGAATCTAAAAAGAACTTAGCTAAGCAAGGTAAGGTAGGTAAGCTGTATGAAAGTATAAAGGGTAGTAATGTTTATGATACTAAAGATAAGATTTACTTCAATATAGAAATGGAGGACTATGGAGTCTTTCAAGATAAAGGGGTAAAGGGTGCAGATCCTAGTAAACAAATAGTAAAAGAAAAATACAGAAAACCACAACAAGCTCCTAACAGCCCTTATAGGTTTGGGAGTGGTAATATGAAAGGTACTTTTGATGACTTCGCTAAGAGCGTAGGAGACTGGGCAAAAGGTAAAGGGTTTAGGCTAAGAGATGAGAAGGGTAGATTTGTTAGAGGTACTTATGAAACTATAGGAAAGATTATAGCTAGAAACATATACTACAGAGGATTAAAGCCTAGTTTATTTTTTACTAATGCTTTTGAGAAAGCACAAAATGATATAGGTAGCAAATTAGAAAAAGCCTTCAAATTAGATACAGAAGAAATGATTAAAATAACAGTAGAGAAATGAGCAAGATAAACGTAAGAAGTCCATACTATGTAAGCACTGGTACAGTTACTAATTTAACAAGCTGCACTTTAGACTTGTATATATACGATGGGTTACAAGGACAAGATAGACCAAATAACCCTACATATACAATAGAATCTACTGCGGTGCTAAACAAGTCAGTCTTTGAAATATCAGAATTAGTCAGAGATTACTTTACTAACTATTTTAGTGGACAATATGCTTCTGTAAATTTATGGGTAGATTATCAACTAACACAGTTTATATCTGGAGCAGCACAAACACCACAAACTGAAGTAGAGCTGACTGCTTTTTATGGCTATGGTTATTTTGAAGAGGGTGCGAATCCACAGAATGACAGTACAGTATTACAATCAAACAGTAGTATTTTAAAGTTAGCAGATACTCCAGCAGTTTTGCCTTTATATATTAATCAAGATATTGATGTATCTTATTTGTTAAATGGTCAAGTTGTGTATTCTATTAATTTAAGTTTTGACGATGAAAATACAGAGCAAATAAAATACGCTACTAATGGAGTGAATGGAGCTGATATGTTTGAGGATAGGGTTATTCAAGATGGCGGAACTTTCGAGAGCAATATATGTTTGACTGATTTTGAAGATGAGTTTGCATTATTGGCTGTGGATGAAATAAGAGTGTCAGATGTAGATGGTAACCTAACTATAATAACAGTACAAGATATTGAGGAATGTAAATACCAGCCTTATAAAGTTACTTTTGTAAACAAGTATGGTGCTTTACAATCTATATGGTTCTTTAAAAGAACTAATGAAGTACTTACCACAAAGAGTGAGAAATACAAAAGCAACATAATACAAAACAATACTTATAGCACAAGTAGACATCAGCAAAAGATACTTACTAAAAACGGAAGCGAAAAGCTAACGCTTAACACTGGCTTTTATCCAGAGGAGTACAACGATGTATTTAAGCAGATGCAGTTAAGCGAAGATTGCTGGATTGAGATAGACTCACAGACATTACCAATAAACGTAAGCAGTAGCAGTTTAAATTACAAAACACACTTAAACGACAAACTAATAAACTACACAATAGACGTAGACTTTGCTTTTGATACTATAAACAACATACGATAGATGCAGATAATAGAACTATATATAACTGCTGGAGATACTATACAAGGCTTTAATATTGGTGTAAGCACAAATAAATTAATTGGCTTACCAGATTCGCAATTTACAAGCACAGTTAAAGTAGGAGCAAAAGTAAGAAATACTGATGATGATACAGAGGCTTTTGTGACTACTGTTGTTAGTGATACAGTATTAAACTTATCTGCTGATATATTTACTATAGCTTATAAGTCGTATGTAATATCTGGAGTGTTAGAAAGACTCGAGTTGTTTGGGGATGAGAGCGTAAGTATAACTGATTCTATTAAGAATGTAAAAGATGTAGCTAAAGTATTCACACCTTTTAGCCAACAGTTTAACGTACCAGCTTCTAAACACAACAATAAGATATTCAAGCACTACGAAAACTCTGACATACTAAATAGCTTTGATGCTAGATATAAAGTAGATGCTCTTATAAAACTAAATGGAGCAGACTACAAGAAAGGAAAGATAAAACTTAATAGTGTTTCAATGAAAGACAATAAGCCTTACGCATACAAGCTTATATTCTTTGGGGAAACAATAGAGTTTAAAGATGTACTCGCGGAGAATGAGTTAAGCAGTTTAGAATATCCAAGCAGTTTAAATTTTTCATACACACACGCTAACGGACTGCAAAAGTTTACTAATCTATCAGAGGTATGTATGCCACTTATTACTCATAGTAAAAATATGAGATTAGATAATAACGGATATAAAAGCACAGACAATACTTTTTTAAACTTTAGAGATTTAAAACCAGCTATAAAGGTTAAGACAATTATAGAAGCTATTGAAAATGATTATCCAGAGATAGACTTTACAGACGAGTTTTTCAATGGAGAACAGATTAATAACCTATACTTGTGGATGCACAAAGAAAAAGGTTTTATGAGTAATGCTGAAGAGTCTGGAGCTGATACAACTACTATTTCTACAAGATTTGGAACTAACCCAGCAATAGGATGGGTTTTAACTGCTGGCGATGAAATAAGACCAGCTTATATATCATCTTCTGGAGGAACTCATAGAACTGTTGGTTTTAATATAATAATAAACACTGGAAGTCAAACCGATGAATATAGTCTTTTTATAAGAAGAGCATCTGATAACCAAATAGTACAATCTTTTGAGGATCAAGTCGGCAATAATGTTTTTACAGCTTTTATGAGTGCTGCTAATTATGGTACTGGTAATTTAGATGTTTATATAGATTTTGTAGCTGCAAATGTTTTGTCATTAAACACTTTTACTTTAGGTGCTACTTATAGCTCAAGTAATTATGATACATATCAATTTATAACTATAGGCTCTGGTACATATACCTCTCCAGCTCTGACTTCTGCTAATGAGATTATTATAGCAGACCATATGCCTAAAATGAAGATAATGGATTTCTTATCCAACTTGTTTAAAATGTTCAATTTAGTGGCTTATAAGCAAGGAGAGCAAATAAGAGTAATACCTTTGAATGACTTTTATAGTGAGGGGGTAAACTACGATATAACTAAATATGTAGATACTGAAAGCTCAGAGATAAGAAAGGTGCTACAGTATAGAAATATAAAACTTGACTTTAAAAGCAGAAAATCATTTTTAGTACAAAAGCAACAAGAATTACTTGGCAATATATTCGCACAAGAAAGTTATGGTAATGATAATTGGGATGGTGGAGATTATAAAGTAGAATTAGATTTCGAGAAAATGCTTTACGAAAGATTAAGTAATGCGAATACTGGTTCTTTATCTACTATATGTCAAGGTGCTATGTTAGACAAAGACTTTAATCCTACTATAGGACAGCCTTTATTATTGTATATTAAAAACCAAGCTACTACAAATGATTTTGAGTTTGAGGATACTTCTACAAGTACAACAACTACTATAACTAATTACAATAGACCATCTCAAATATATGTACAAAGCAATGGAGTTGTAAGTAGCGGTTCGTCATCATTAAACTTTGGTGTAGAGGCTGATGAGTTTTTTCTAGAACCTAAAGGTACTAACCTATTTGCTAAATACTATGCAGATTATATTATAGGGGTTTTTGATAGACAAGGTAGGATATTAACTGTAGATGCGTATTTGCCTTTACATATAATACTAAACTATAACTTAAACGATAGGTTTATAATAGCCAATAAAGTCTATAGGATCAATTCTATAAAGACTAATTTACTAACCAACAAAAGTAAGCTTGAACTTTATACATCTACAGAATCTGTTACACAATTAGAAAATAGTCAAAGTGCTTCAGCAGACAGAGTGGCTCAAGTTACAGTAACAACAAAAAGTACAGACTTTATTACAATAGGATGGACTGCGGTTACTGGTGTGGTTGGTTATGATGTAATTTTAAATGGTGGAGTATTTGATACAACTGTAGGTACAAGTTTAAAAGTAAATGGTTTACAAAGTGGTACGACATACAATATAGGGGTAAGAGCAAAATATAATATAAGTGGAAACGATGTTTACTCACTTGATACAACTATAACAGAAACAACATTATGATAAAAGATATTTTAGAAGCTTTAGAGTTTGACTTTAGAGGAGAGTACATAGACGTAGCGAAAGGCAAATATAAGATGCCAGAAACTATAAAAGAAAGCGTAAAACAATTTAAGCAAGAGATATGGCACAAAAAGTAGAGATAGATGTAGTAGCTAAAACTGACAAAGCCACAAAAGCAATTAATAATCTTAACTCAGCTTTAGATAAAGTTTCTACTGCTGGAGACAAGCAAAGGAAAGGTTTTAAAGCTTTAGACAAAGTTACTGGGGGTTATGCTACTAAAGTAAAAGATTTAGCTGGTGCTGTTAAAGATGGTATTGGAGGATTTAAGGGTTTAATAAAAACTGTTAAAGGCTTTAGAACAGCTTTACTTACTACTGGTATAGGAGCTTTAGTAGTTGCTTTAGGTTTAGTGGTTGCTTATTGGGATGATATTAAGGATGCTGTTAATGGAGTCAGTAAGGCTCAAAAAGAATCTTTAGACTTACAGAAAGAGGCTGTACTAGAATCTGAAAAACAAGCAGAGATTACTCGCTCAATGGAGAATACTCTTAAGCTTCAAGGTAAGACTGAAAAACAAATAAGAGACTTAAAAAAGCAACAATTAGGAGAGACTATAAAAAATCTAGAAGCTCAACTACTTACTCAGAGAGAAATGAAAAAGTCTCAAGTAGAAGCAGCAGAAAGAAACAAAAGTATTGCTAAAGGTATAATAGCCTTTTTATCAGCACCTATATTAATTCTTACTGGTTTAGTTGATGGTATTACTAATAGTCTAGCTGCTGTAGGTGTATTAGAAGAGGGAACTAGTTTAACTGAGGACTACTTAGAAACTACATCATCATTTTTATTTGATCCAGAAAAAGTGGCTGCTGAAGGCGATGCAGTAATAGATGAAACTGAGAAAAAGTTAAGAGAGTTAAAGAACAAAAGAGATGGCTTTATTCTACAAGACAATAAGGAAGAACAAGCTAGGATAAAGAAAGAGAATGAAGAGAAGCTAAAACTAGAAGAGGAGTATCAAAAAAGATTAGCAGACTTAAAAAACAGAATTAGAGAAGCAGAGGCTAATACAGAGGAAGAGGCTAGAGCTTTAGAATTAAAAAAGATAGAAGAGCATAACAAGAAACTAATGGCTGAGGCTTTAGCTAATGGTCTATTAAGTCAAGAGCTAATTAATTCTCTTAATGAAACCTTACAAGCTAAGAAGGATGAGTTTGCTTTAAAAGATAGAGAAAAAGCTCAAGCTAAAAAGATAGAGGAATTAGAACTAGATAGAGAGTTTGATACCCTAACCTTTGATGAGCAGAGAGCTATACTACAAGCTAGAGAGGATATACTTAATGAGGATAAACTTTTAAGCACTAAACAACAAGAGGATTTAGAGCAACAGTTTGCAGATGCTAGGGTAAGTATAGCAGATGCAGAGTTTAAAGCTAAAATGACTGCTGCTATGGGTTATGCTAGTGCGTTATCAGATGTTAGTGGAGTTATAGGAGAAGAAACTGCGGCTGGTAAAGCGATGGCAGTAGCGGCTTCTTTAATTAATACTTATGCTTCTATTGCTGGTCAAATACGAGCATTTTCTGAAGTTGGGATACCTGGCTATGCTATTGCACAAGCGATTGCTACTGGTGCGGTAGGGTTTGCTAATGTTAAAAAGATTATTTCTACTAAAATACCTAAATCTAGTGGTGGTGGTGGAGGAGGAGCATCTGCTGGAGCAGCAGCAGCTACACCTCAAGCTCCTAGCTTTAATATAGTTGGTGCTACAGAAACAAGTCAATTAGCAGAAGCAGTAGGAAGTCAAACACAAGAGCCAGTACAAGCCTATGTAGTAGCTAATGACATAACCACTGCACAGAGTTTAGAGAATAATATTGTAGAGGGTGCTACTCTTTAACAAAATAGAAATTAATAACGTTATAATAGTATGAGAATAGTAGAACTTATAATTGAAGAGGATGATGACAGCTTATTTGCTGGTATTGATGCAATCAGTATTGTAGAGCATCCAGCTATAGAGGAAAACTTTGTAGCACTTAATCAACAAAAGGAATATAAACTAGCAGAAGCAGATACAGATAAAAGACTACTTACTGGAGCTTTACTAGTACCTAATAAAACTATCTACAGAAAGGATGGTAATGATGAGTACTATATTTACTTTACTAGAGAGACAGTCCGTAAAGCATCTGAGATGTTTTTAATGAATGGCTATCAAAATAATTCTACATTTGAGCATAAGCTAGAGTTATCTGGTCTTAGCTTGGTAGAGTCTTGGATAGTAGAGGATGAGGTAAAAGATAAAAGTCAGATATACGATATGGACTTACCTATAGGAACTTGGGTAGGTACTATGAAAGTAACCAATGAAGAGGTCTGGCAAGATTTCGTAAAAACTGGTAAGGTTAAGGGCTTCTCAATAGAGGGCTACTTTGTAGAGAAGAGTAAAAAAGAAGAGCTTAGCAAAGAGATAGAAGCTGGACTAGAGCTACTAAAGATTAAACAGATGATCTTAGAAGCAGAAACAAAGCTAGAATCTTATACAGACTATCCAGAGAGTGCTAGTAATAACGCTAAACGAGCTTTAGAGTGGGCAGAGAAAAATGGATGGGGTAGCTGTGGCACTGATGTAGGAAAAAAAAGAGCAAACCAATTAGCTAAGAAAGAAGGTATAACTAGAGATACAATTTCTAGAATGGCTAGTTTCAAAAGACATCAACAACATAAAGATGTACCATACTCTGAGGGGTGTGGAGGATTGATGTGGGATGCTTGGGGAGGCACTTCTGGTGTAGAGTGGGCTATTAACAAACTAAAAGAGTTAGATGCGTAAAGATAGTAAGATACCTAGCAGAACTAGTCCTAAGAATAGCAAAAGAGGATGTTTGTGTAAAGATCAATTAACATACTCTAGAAAGTGCTGTGATGGTAGCCTATGGGCTCAAGGAATTGGTAAAAGTAAAGGAGAGGTTATTACTGGGGTTTGGTATGGATATGTAGTAGAGAGATGCTCAGATGCCCACACACACCACGTTCATATGCACGATACGGAGCTTATTGTAGGTAAAACTTACTACTTAACTCTAGAGAATAACCACAATGCTTGTTATACAGTAACAGCAGAGCATCATTCAGAAGGTATACATATAAATACAGCATCTATTGCTTATGATGACTGTACAGCTTGTGAGGATGCTAATTAAAAATGCAAAAAAAATAATACAAACGTTATATTAATAAATTAAGACTATGACTCTACAAAAAAGAATATTCTCACAGTTATCTAAGGAAACTAAAAGAGTAGATTTGGCTGGTGTTCAAGATTTAGAAACTAAAACTAATGGAGCTGAATCAGATTTTAAAGTGTTTGATGATATGTTAGCTGATTGGGTTAGTAGATATATAGATTTACAAAATGAAGTTAGTGGCTTAATCAATATGGCAGATATTTATTCAAATAGTATTTCAGATTTAGAATACTCTTTAGATGAATTTGGTAAAAGTGCTGAAGATTTAGGCATTAACCCTTTTCAATTTGATGAATATACTAATGCTACAGTAACAGTAGGGAGTTATCAGAGTAATTTAGATCTTAATAATGAAGTTTTAGAAGTAGCTAAATCAATGAAACAACTATAATATGAACACTAAAAATACAGTATTCAGTAGGCTATTTGATGCAGATAAGCATAGAGAGTTGAAACTAAAAGAAGAAAAAAAATTAGAGCTAGGCTTAGTAAATGAGCTAGACTACGAATTCGACTACTTACAAGAAGAGGTAGGTCGTTTATCTTATTCTGTAGATGAGTGGTTTGACGAGAAGTTTGATGTATGGTTTGAAATAGGTAGAGAGATTTACTCTGTATATTTTCAAAACAGTGAAACTTTTTTAAGTCCAGAAGATTTAGCTGATGATAAGAGTAAACTATTACAGATTAAAGAGAAAGCTGAGGAACTAGGATTAGATGTTACAGAAGTTTATCCAAACTATGAAGAACACATAAGAGAAATAGACTATCTAGCAGAATTAGATCAGCGTTTCATTATGCAACAACAACAATTTAGAGACGAAAGTAAAAGCGTATAAACTATGAACACAAAGAAAACAGTATTTAGCAAGATAGCTAAAGGGATGCCTAAGAAACAAGTTAAGCTATCTATAGTGCAAGACTTAATCACAGAGTTTGACTCTTTAGAAGAGGCTAGTAGTTTAGCTTCTTATTTGGCTTATGAATGGGGAGATGAAATTATGGAAGCTTTTTGGGACTTTAGAATGAAATACAATATAGATGACTTTATAGTAAATAGTAATGCTACTTCTTTAAAAGAGTTTGCAGATAACTATAGAGCTAAATTAGAAGAGTTAGAGCAAAAAGCTAATGATTTAGGTTTAAATCCATCTGATATATATGACAATTATGAAGAGTCAAAACAGATTGTAGATAATGCTGATAGTACTTATAACGATATGATTTCTAAATATAGAGAGATAATATCCTATATATCAATACCAGATTTTAGTTAATTAATTAATAAATAAATAAATATGAAAACGACAGAAATGTTATCTAAGATTAAAGCTCTTTTGAATACTAACGTAAAGTTAGCTCAACAGACTTTAGACAATGGTACAGTAATCGAAGCTGAGTCTTTTGAGGCTGGTCAGTCTGTTTTTATTGTTACTGAGGATGAGCGTGTAGCACTTCCAATCGGAGAATACAAATTAGAGGATGGAAGATCCCTAGTTGTAGAGGAAGAGGGAGTTATTGCTTCTATTGGAGAAGCCGAAGCACCAGCAGAAGAGGTAGTAGTAGAAGCTGAAGAAGAAGTTATCGAAACTGAAGTACCAGAAGAAGTAGCTCCAGAAGTGGAAGCTATCGTACAAGCAGTAGTTGATGTAGTTGCACCAGCTATTGAGGAAGTAAAGGAAGAGTTAAAAGAGCTTAAGAAAAAGTTTGATGACTCTTACGAGAAAAAAGACGAAGAGAAAAAAGAGGAGATGTCTAGAAAATTCAAGCATAGCCCAGAAAGAAAAGCTTCTAAAAAACAAGAAGTAAAGTTTTCTCAAAACAGAAACGAAACTACTCTAGATAGAGTATTAAGACAATTAAATAAATAATAAAAAAATGAAAAAGACTAATCTTTATGCTGGTAATGGTAGTGTAAACACTATTACCTCAACGTATGCTGGAGAATTTGCTGGAAAGTACATCGCAGCAGCACTTTTAAGTGGTAAGACTCTTAACGATGGAGCTGTCACTATTAAACCTAATGTAAAATACAAAGAAGTAATCAAGAAAATCGCTTCTACTGGTATTGTTGCTAATGCTTCTTGTGATTTCACAGAGACTGCTGATGCTTTAACACTAACAGAAAGAATCCTCGAACCTACTGAATTACAAGTAAACCTTGTTTTGTGTAAGGCTGATTTTCGTAAGGACTGGGAAGCTGTACAGATGGGATATTCTGCTTACGATTCTCTTCCTCCAGCGTTTTCTGATTTCTTAATCGGTCACGTTGCTTCTAAAGTAGCTGAGAAAACTGAGCAAGACTTATGGGCTGGTGCTTATGATGGATCTAACGGACAGTTTGATGGTTTCACTACTCTTATGGCTGCTGATGGAACAGTAAATGATGCTGCTAATGACTCAGAAACTTCTTTTACTTCTACAAACATTATAGCTCTTTTAGGAAATGTAGTTGATTCTATTCCTTCTGCTGTTTATGGTAAAGAAGATTTAACTATCTACCTACCTACTATTGCTTTACAAGCTTATGTAAGAGCTTTAGGAGGATTTGGTGCTGCTGGTCTTGGTGCTGCTGGTACTAACGATCAAGGATCACAGTGGTACAATATGGGTAATGCTTTAGCGTTTGAAGGGATTAAAATCCAACACGCTCCAGGTATGCCATCTGACCACATTGTAGCTGGAGAAGCTTCTAACTTGTTCTTTGGAACT